AGACCGTTTCCCTTCGTATCGATCCCGACATTCTGACGATTGGCGATCTCGAAGACTTCGAGGACGTTGTCGGGGCTCCGCTCTATGACGTTCTTCAGCCGAAGCCCGTTCGGGACGAGAACGGGAAGAAGGTTCTCGACGAGAACGGCCGGCCGGAACTTCAGACGCAGATTCCGACCAAGGCTCTGAAGGCTCTCATCTGGATTACTCAGCGAGTCGAGAAGCCCGAGTTCTCTCTTCAGGACGCGCGCAACGTCCGCGTTTCCGCCCTCGAACTGGTGGCCTCGGACGGCCCGGGAAACGACGAGACCGGCGACTGAAGGACCGTGCTGCCTTCTGTCGCTTCTACCGCATGACACCCGACGAAGTAAGGCGGCTCACGGCCGCCGAATACCGGGCTTTCTGCGAGTACATGAACGAATTCAACGCTAGCAGGGAGTAGGCAAGTGGCGGGTGATCAGCGGACGCTTCGCGTTGTCATTGTGGGCAACGCGGATTCGGCGCAAGACGCCCTTGACGGGCTAGCGGAGAGTTCGGCCGATGCGGGCGGCCAGGTCGAGGCCATGGGAGGCAAGTTCCAGGGCCTGAAGGCCGGTCTGATGGGAATGGGGGCGGCCGTCCTGGCCGCCCTCCCCGTGGCCGCCCTGATGGCCTTCTCGAACGGCCTCGACGAGATAGCCAACCGGTCGAAGCTAGCCGCATCCATGGGCCTTGAAGGCAAGGATGCCGAGAAGGCCGGCTCTCTGGCCGGTGACCTTTATGTGTCTGGGTTCGGCGAGTCGACGGCTGAAACCGGGGAGATAGTTAAGCGGGTCGCGCAAGACCTGAACATGTCGGTCAACAGCGTGGACTTCAAGCCGATTGCCAGTCAGGCGGCTTCCCTCGCAAAGGCTTTTGACCAGGAGATCGGCCCGACTACTGCGGCCGTCGGTCAGATGCTTAAGACCGGTCTTGCGAAGAACGCAACCGAAGCAATGGATATTCTCACCCGAGGATTCCAGAGCGGCGCAAATAAAGCCGATGACCTGTTGGATACCGTGAACGAATACGGCACCCAATGGCGAAAGTTCGGCCTTGACGGCAAAGTCGCCATGGGCCTTCTCTCGCAGGGCCTGAAGGCCGGTGCGCGTGACGCGGATGTTGTCGCGGACAGCATCAAGGAATTCTCTATCCGGGCCATTGACGGTTCGGCGACTACGGCGGCCGGCTTCAAGGCTATTGGCCTCGACGCGGACAAGATGGCGGCAAGGATCGCTAAGGGCGGTTCCTCGGCGACCTCGGCCCTTGATGAGACGCTGGACAAGCTTCGGCAAATGCCGGACAAGAACAAGCGTGCCGCTACGGCCGTTCAACTTTTTGGAACTCAGGCCGAGGATCTCGGCGACGCGTTGTATTCGTTGGACCCTTCGGCGGCCACTGGTGCACTCGGCAAAGTCGAGGGCGCGGCCACGAAGATGGCGAACACGCTGAACAACAATGCTGCGGCGAAGTGGGAGACGTTTAAACGGCGTCTCTCGTACGGCGCTACGGATATGGCCGCGAAGACGATTACGGCTTTCAGCGGTATCTCCAACAAGGTCAGTCCGATCTTCAGCGGCTTGGGCCAGAAGGCGAAGCCGTTCGTCGACCAGTTCACGCAGAAGCTTTCCGGTATCTGGGCGGTTGTCGGTCCGTCGCTTCAGCAGTTCTCGGCGTACTTCCGTAGCGACTTGATTCCGGTCATTCAGGATCTGTGGGCCAAGGCTAAGCCGGTTCTCGATCTTCTGTGGGAGACCTTCAAGACGAACCTTGACTTCATCAAGCTGGAGATTCAGGGGTTCATCCTGGCGGTTCAGTTCCTTTGGCAGACGTTCGGGTCGACGATTCTCGGAACGCTGAAGGCTGTCTTTGCGACGCTTATGCAGATCATCACGGGCGCCCTGAACATCATTCGCGGCATCTACAACCTGTTCATCGGCGTCTTCACGGGTGACTGGTCGAGGGCCTGGCAGGGAATCAAGCAGATCTTTTCCGGTATCTGGGACGTGATCGCCGGTGTCTTCCGGGGTGTCCTGCTTGCGATAACGGCCACGTTCAAAATCGTCATGGCCGGATTCAAGGGCGTATGGAACCTGGCTTGGTCTGCCGTGTCGTCGTTCTTCAAGGGGATTTGGTCGCGGCTCTCGGGCTACGTTTCCTCGGGCATGAACGCGATGAAGGGCTATGCCTCTTCGGGTGCAACGGCGGTGAAGAACTTCTTCATCAACGGCTTTAACAGCCTCTACAACGGGGCAAAGGCGAAGCTCAACGCCGTTATCACGACGGTTAGGGGCCTCCCTGCGAAGGTGAAGGCGACGCTTTCCGGGCTTCCCGCCGAGATGCTTTCGATCGGTCAGAACATCATTGCGGGCATTGTGAACGGCATCAAGAACAAGCTTGGTGACGTCATGAGTGCGGCGCAATCGATCGTGGACAAGATCCCTGGCCCGATCAAGAAGGCAATGGGCATTCACTCGCCATCCCGCGTCATGGCGGAAATCGGTAAGTGGATTACCGCTGGTCTCGTGAAGGGCATGCTCGGGGGATCGAAGTCCGTTGAGGCCACCTCGAAGAAGCTTCAGGGTTACATCACGAAGGCCTTCAAGGCGGGGAACATTTCGAAGGGGAAGGCTGACGGCCTTCACAAGTATGTGTCCGCGCAGAACACGAAGTTGAAGAAGCTCGCAAAGCAGCGCGAAGCCGTGGCGAGTCAGCTCACTGCGGCGAACACGAAGCTTGCCGATATGAAGAAGGCGAAGTCCGACCTGGCCGTTTCGGTGGCCGATAAGGCGCGCGACTTCGGTTCGTTCATGGGGGCGTTCGACTCCTCGGAGTACGGGGACAACTCGGCTTCGGCGGTTCTGTCTCGACTGAAGGGCAAGCTGTCCGGGATCATCAACTTCCGTAAGAACCTTGCCGCGCTGGCGAGTCGGGGCCTCGGTCGCGGCATCATCAACGAGATTGCGCAGGCCGGCCCGAACGAGGGCGGCCAGATGGCCGAAGCCCTGCTGAACTCTGGTGTCGGGGAGATCTCCGAACTTAACTCGACGTTCAACAGCATCGGCAGCGAGTCGAGCAAGCTCGGTACGTTCGCGGCGTCGAACTATTACGACGCGGGCATTGCAGCAACCGAGGGCCTTATCAAGGGCCTTCAGTCGAAGCAGTCGAGTCTCACCACGGTCATTACCAAAATGGCCGAGTCGATGGTGAAGACCCTTCGGAAGAAGCTCGGGATCAAGTCCCCTTCGAGGGTGTTCCGTCGAGACGGAAACTTCACCGGTGAGGGCTTCGCCCTCGGCGTCGAGGATCAGCAGGGGGCCGTTCAGGACGCGGTGAACGCGCTCGCGGGCACGCGACCGACGGGACGTCTCGCTAACAGTTCTCTAGCCCGTGAAGCGGCCGTTGTTGCGGCCACCAGCTCGGCGGCGTCGCCCACGGTCCACGTGACCGTTCAGGGCAACGTCACGGCCGAGAAGGCTCTAGCGAAGTCGATAGCAGGGACGATCCGAGACGAGATCGTTCGTCAAGGTAAGCGAAATGGCGGAAGGACGGGCCTCTAAAAATGGCGGGAGAGACTATCCCCCCGGTCACTGTTGAGGTGGCCTTTGATGGAGGCCCGTACTCCACCTCTTACACGTGGTCCGACGTGACCCCGTGGGTTTCCTCGTTCAACGTGAAGCGGGGCCGCTCGTACGAAGTCGACCGGATCGAGGCGGGAACGCTCGACCTCGAGCTAGACAACTCCGACGGGCGGTTCACTCCCGAGAAGAAGACGATCGGGAAGGATCTTCTCGGGACCGCCTACAAGACGGTTTCGACGACAGATCTCACCTCGGTCACCCTCCCTTGGGCCCCGGGATCCATCCCGGCTTCGCCGGTTACTCCGGGCAAGTCCTATGTGTTCAACCGGACTTGCTACACGAACGGCAAGCAAGTCATAGCCCGCGTTGACTGGCAGTGGTTCAACTCGGCCTACACGCAGATCAGTTACGTCTCCGGCGTGGACCGTTGGGCCGTCGACTCCTCGCAGCGCGCGTTCACCTCGACCTCGACGGCCCCCGCCGGGGCCGCGTTCGTCGAAGTGTGGGTGTACGTCGAGAGTGCGCCCGAAGGGAAGTCGGGGGTGACGTTCGCCCGGACGAAGGGCGAAGTCTTCGAGCGGGCCCCCTACTGGCCGAACGTGACTCCTCGACGCCGCGTGCGCGTCCGTACAGCGAACCTCTTGCCGAAGGACACCAGCACGGGCGGGGACGTGTCCCAGACGGCCGCGAACTTCGAGGTCTCACACGTGGCCGGCCAAACGAAGGCCTTCACGTCGAGCTTCTCGCGGTCCGGCGTCGGATCCCTTCAGGTCGGCTTCGTCGCGGCGGGCGACGGCGTCACGGCCTTCAACTCTTCGGTCCGGTGCGGTTGGGTCGAAACCCAAGAGTGGGGCTACTGGACCGGGACGCTCACGTTCAGCCGCAC